ATCCCACACAAGGATAAAATCTGATAAAGTGTCATGTATATCTCCTTTCTTATTCTTCAGCTGTTTCTTCGGAATTGTTATAAAGTTTATAGTTTACATATCCATAATCAGCGGAGGCCATTGAAGAGTAATATAAATATAAATCATCAAAAGTAGAAATATCATATTCTTTATTTGATGTAACTTCAAAACGACTATCTGAAGGTTTACTAAAATCAACTTCTTTTTTATCACAAGTAATAGCACACCAGTCATAATTTGGTGGCAATGTATAATCGTTAAAATTGCTTCCCTTTGTACTAGCAGTTCCAAACTTTATATATTTGTATTTACGTACATTAATAGAAACAATTTTAGTCTGAGCTATATTAATTATTCCTTCGTGTTCTATTCCGAGAGTTCTACACATATCAGAATATTTTACAGTCATATTTTTAATTTGATTTGTAGTTGTGTTATTAATGGCATCAATCTGACTTAAAGCTGTGTTATTAATGGCACTAATCTGACCTGTAGCTGTGTTATTAATTGCAGCAATCTGTATAGTTGTTTTATTCTCAATATTTTCTATCTGACGTGTAGCTGCGGCATTTATATTCATCAACTGTTGATTTGTTATATTTGTAATGTTACTAATCTGACTTGATGCTACTGTATTAATTCCTTTTGTCTGCGATTCTCCTGCGGCAACCGCAGAACTGTTTATAGCTTCAATCTGTGCCCGTGCTGTGTTGTTAATATCTCCAAGCTTTGCAGTTGTAAGTGTTGCTATGTCATTGCTTTTTGCTTCTGTTAAAGAGCTAATGTCGTTCATTTTTGCCTCTGTTATGTTAGCTATGTTTGTTGTGCTTTCCTCAACTTTGACATCAATATTCGCTATTAGCTTCTCAACATCTGTCTTTTGACCTACCACCTCTTCTAAATAATTCCCAGCTCTATCTGCATAATCTGCTGCATCATTTGCCTTCTGCTCTGCCTGTTCAAGATAGCCTTTATTAACTTCTATCTTTTCATCAGCCTCTTTTACTAATGCCTTTGTATCACACATTATTTTGATTATCTGATTGTAAATATCCGGTGTAATCTCATTTACAACATCTACCGGAACGCCTTTCTTTACTTTCTGACATACAATTGTTGAAGTAATTCTTCTACCTTCTGAATTGTCACCAAAAACTCCAATGTAAAGCTCACATTCTTCCCTAAAAAGCCAATCAGGTAATTTTTCTGCTGATACAACATCCTTTTCAACAAGCACTTTTACCGAATCACTTATACTATAATCATCTACATATATTACGGCTGTTTTTGTATATCCGTCCCATTCAGAAGAAAAATCAAACTTAATTTCTTCCAAATTGGAAGTTCCTGATATTAAAGACTGCTGGTTAACAATATGCGCCTGTTGTCCTTTTATCTCTATGTTTATGTTCATCTTTTTCTCCTTTAATCCACCATCCATACTGCATGAACCGGTATGCATGCTCCAGTGTCAATTGCTATAGGAACACTTGCTCCATAATAATCGAAACTTACTGTACCTCCCGGATTGATTGTCATCATCCATCTGTTAGTTGTTCCCAAATGTCCTTCCTGAATTGACCATACGTTACGTGAAGGTCTCATATCTGTAGGAATATTCTTAAAAATATTATCGTGTGCAGAAAAAACAGTTGAATTTGTTATGATTCCCACCAATTCCACAGTTTTCCCAACTCTTCTGATTTTAGGTGCATCAGTAGTGGACCATGCTGATATGCCATTTCCACATTCAACTGATTTCCAGCCTGTATCATATACTTCTCCGGATGTTTCAATAAGGGTTAACTCCTGCCAATCCTTCCAGCCGGCATTTTCATAACGCTTATAAATCACATTGTTCTTTACATCGGGAATAAATATCTGAAACTTAGTTGATGTTTCCCCTTCAACATAAAGCATTCCCCAGTTAGTAACAGGTCTGTTTGTTCCTTCTGTTGTCTTTATGTGATACACTCCATTTTCTGTTAATGTATTCCAATCTACTGCTGATGTTATGGTTTGTGATTTCACATAACTGGGTAAATCTGTTAAGTCATTGTATGAACCTGTAAAAGCCACCGTCTTTAAGTCTGTAAAGAATTTCTTTATTTTTCCAAAAATAACCTTATGTGTTTCTCCTGACAAAATATTTTCTCTTTTTGATGCCGTCTGAAAAGCAACAATATTACTGTCACTATTTCCATCCTTTGAAAGCTTCTTGGCAAGCTCCTCATTATTCTTTTTCAATTCACCATCTATGCTGTCTGCATTTTCATTAAAAACATCAATATCATAAAACTCATCTCCATCCGGTTTCTTTAACTGCAAATACTTTGTTTTATTAATCATCTTGTGCTCCTTCCTTCTTCAAACACTTCTTCTCTTAATTGAATGTGTGTATACTTCTTTAATTCCTCGTGTGTAAATTTTGATAACTGATTATTCTTGTTATAAAGCAAAGACAAATCAATTAACAGATTGCTTGGGACAACCCTGTCCAACAATTTAGCCACATCAGAAAGCACATTCTTTGATGTTAAGGCAACCCTGACTGTTAACACATAATTATTGGCATCCAACTTTACTGAATAATTAGGCCCTTTGCTTTCATCATTACCGCATATTACCGCCAAAGTCTTTTCCAAGGATATTACAGTAAAAGGTCGTTGTTCTGTAACAATTCCCAATATCTTCAATCGTCTTTCTTCCAACGTGTACGTATCCTTATTGGATATTCCAAGCATCCTCTCCCAGTGTTCACAACCTTGCTCATCCAAACTTTCAATGAAATTATTGTTCCACATTTTTTCAAGTGCTTCCCACAAATCTTCAGTCTGTGATTGCTCAATGTCTGTTAATTCCTTTATCTCTCTAAACTCTCTTAACCATTCAGGCAGATACTCAATCAACTTTCTATCCACTTATCTCACCAACCTTTGGAATATAATCACAATCAATAATGCAATTACCTGTCTTTCCATCAATTTTTACACTTAAAACATTGTCAACACCTTCCATGTCAAGAAGCATTGATTCTATCTGTCCGCTTCTTAACGTCATTGTGTCCTTTGCTTCCCATTCATTTTTTATGACATTTTTTAAATACTCTGCCAAATTTTCTGTAAAAGTTTCCTTGATGTCATCCCAGGTATAATCTTCTATGTATTCAATCTGAACATCCACATTTATTCTTTTAACTTCTGGTGTTGAAACAGTTACAATGTGACCTATTGGTGCAATTCCCACACCTGTTCCATCTTTCGTTGGATCAAACGTATTCTGTACTTCATTTATGATTTCAGAAGAAGCTTCATTATATTGAGAATCAAGAATTGCCAGCTTTACAGTTCCTCCACCATTCCAAACAGGATAAACCTTGCAGGCACCTACCTTTTCAATGTCTTTAGCTTTTTCCTTATAATCTGCCTTATTTCCTCCAAAAGCCGCTTCTGTAAATGATTCAAAATATCTTTCTCTCAAAGATTCTTCATCCTCATCTTCCGTGCCATACACAATCACTTCAACAGCCTCGATTTCTTCTAAGTCCTTAACATATTCAATTGGAATCACATCATCATTTATGTTGTTTCCGTTTTCTCCTGATTCAGAACATGTCATGCTATAAAATCCATCTCCTAAGTTTTCTGTAATTGAATATGTCATTTCACCTATGCTAAACTCTGTTGCCTCTGGAATGTTCACATCAGAAGGAATACATTTCACTTTTACCACAGCCGGAATACCTTCCTTTACAAATATTCCCCTCTCTGCTGCACGCTTAATCAAATAATAATAAGATGCACTGTCTGCAAAACATTCCTGCAAAAGAATGTCCATGTCTGCATACATCTGTGCACTTTCCATTGCCACAGGTGCCAACGCATCATAAATAATTGAACCCTCTCTTTTATCAACATCCCCCTGCACATTTTCAAGCATCTGACTTAAAATGTTCTCAAAGGTCATCTCCTCAAACATCAATGCTCACTCCTTCCACTTCAATCTCTTCATCATCAGAAGTTGTAACTGTCAGAGAAACCATCAATTCATTTTTGTAATTTGAAATACTCTCTATCTCAACAGAATTAAAACGTTCATCCCTTAAAATGGCTTCCTCAATTCTGCCTCCAATTACTTCCTTTACCTCTGCAATGTTTTCTCCCAATAAATCAGCTTTCTCCAATCCATAATTTTCATAAATGCTGTAATAATCAAATTCAGTTAACAGAATCTTTATTATTGCCTGCCTTAAGATTTCATCATCTTCATCAGATTTTCTCAAAATCCTTTTGCTTTCAAAATCCAGCACATATGTATCATTGGAAAACTCCTGCTCTTCATCTTCTTCCACATTAAAATCTTCCAGTTCTTCCAATTCTTCAGGTAACATACTCACACCATCCTATCCACAACAAGATACTTCTGACCACCATCTGCACGTATCATCACAACCTTGTCGCCCTTTTTCAATTTGCTCTTTGATGCAGTTTCCGTAAAATACAAAAACTCATCCGTTAAGATGAGCTTTTGATTAACCTTTATTTTAGACGAATCTGCCTTTAAAACCGTACCAATTACAATGGTACAGGGCTTCGCCGCTTTTCTTGCATCCTCTGCTATTTTCTTAATTAACTGTGTCAAACTAGTAGCTGCTATCGTAATCACCTCCAGATAATTCCAAATCCATAAGATGTTGCCCATTATTAAATGTATGAGTAACCTTATCAACTAACATATAATTTGAAATTGTTTCACCATAAATTGTCAACTTAACAAGAACCAAACAGCCGGCTCTTACGTTAATGTCACCAAAACAATTATTAATCTTAATTGTCTTGCCTGTTTTACAATAAATCTTCAACAATGCCTTAACCTTTAACTTTGCACCCTTGCGACTGTCGATTTTGTCAAAATACTGAAGCACACCCCATTTATTAATGTACTTACTGTTTTTTGCCATATAAATCTCCTGCACACCCTTCTTGGTGTTGTCATATGCCAATTTTATCTGATTATAAACATTATCATCTATTGTTTCCTTATAATCATAAGATTCTGCCGTGGTTGAAGTTATTAACCTGTTAACCTTCCAAGGTTCCCTTAACCTTAACTTTCCAAATTCATCATACAAGGTATAAATCTTTCCCCTTGCCATTAATGTTTCATCCAAGCTGTTCTGTACAATGTCAAACAATGTTGCATTATCATCAATTCTTGACACAGGATACTTTGTATTCGCTAGCTTACCACAATTCAGTTTAAAATCCTTGGCAATTTTCTTAATTAAAACCGTGGAAGTTCTCTTTTTTGAAATATAAGTATCCTTATTCTTAAAATACCTAAGCTGATCATACACAGTAACATCCAAAGTCTTATCTGTTTTAGGTGAAATGGAAAATACAAAACCATAAAAGAAATTTTTGCCATTAACCACTATTGCCACAGAATCACCATTTGAAATTCTCTTCTTTGAATCGCTGTCAACAAACGTTGTAAAAGTAACCTTACCCGGTGCATTTTTTCTCTCAAAGGTTGTTTTTAATCCTTCCTGAACCTGATGTTTGTACCTTTTCTTGCCGTGTTTAATCAGAACATTAACAACAAGCTTCTCACTGTTCTTTACTGAAACAGCTTTATACTCCACCTTTCTGGTTGACTTTTTCTTTTTTGATTCATTCTTTTTAAGAATTTCCCTTAAATATGATATTTCCTGTTTTCCACTACTTTTACCGGTATTCTTTCCGCTTTTCTTTCCCTTTGATGTCTTACCTGATGAAGTAATGTAATCACTGATTACCCCATATCCTGTTATTGTATGGTAACTTAACGGATATGATCTTCTCATAACAGCGTCAGAAGTGTTACCCTCAATGGTATGCACAGTACTTCCTGATACATACTCAACAATTCCCACGTGAGATGCACCATCTGATTTAAAATAAATGAAATCATTTCTTTTAGGTGTGTATGAACCCTTATACTTGAATCTTCCCTTGTTTTTAAACCATTGCATTCCTGTGTCTGTTGATGCTGTCTTGGGAGCAATGCTTGTTGATACACCTGCCTTATATGCACACCAGGAGGCAAACATATGGCACCATGCAGCACCATTCATTCCATACCAGGCACTATACTTGGTCTTGTTACCGCCATATGCTTTATAACCAACTTCCTTTGATGCAATATCAATTATGTCTGCCATCCTTTCCTCCTTATGGTTTCTTCAAAACAGTTCCCTTGTACAGATATTTTCCTTTGGAACTGCTTTTTCTCTTGTGTTTCTTTGCAGCCTTTTCAATAACCTTCTTGTTCTTCTTGTAAATGGCAGAACCCTTGGAACTATCCTTTAACCACTTTTTCGCTATCAATGTAAGAGTTTCCTTATTGGATTTAATGGTGTACGTATTTGGTATTTTCTTAACCTTTACAGCACCATATTTTCTGTATTCCTTAAATTCCAACGACACCCTGCTGTCAAAACCGTCACTGACAGAATCTGTTATTGTAAGTCTTTCCAGCGACACTTTAAGAATAGTATTGAATATCTTTTTATCATTTGGTGCATATCTGTATATTTCCAGTTTAAATGCCTTCTTGGAAGATAAAAGTTCCTTATACTTCTTAATGTACTCATCGGCACCCTTGTATTTTCCATCTGAATAAAAAGCAAATGGATAATGTTGATTAGGCAATAACAAGTCAAATGAAATCTCTGTAAGTTTGGGATTTCTAAGCATGTTAACTTCTCCCAAATTAATCAGTGTCATTGTCTTGTTATCACCATCAACCTTTATGCTTATTTTTTCAGGTGGAATGGGTACATACTGCCCATCAATAATCAATCTATACATTCTAATGCACCCCTTCCGCTACTGCTGACATTTCTTCTTCCAATCTTGTCTTTAAATGAGTAACTATTCCTTCCATATCAGCTTTTGAAGAACCATTAATAACATTTGACATATCTACACTGATTTTTGCTGTTGTAAATCTGTTAATTGCTCTCTGTTCTGCATAATCCTTTATGTACTTAAGTTGCTGATTTGTAATATCCAATGAATCAGATGTTTTTGCAGTGTTTGCTGCTGTTTCAGCCGTGTTATTTGTAATGGCATCTGTTCCATAGCTATAGTCTTTATCCTTTGTTTCACCTTTCTTAAAAAGATTACCAAAAGTATTCTTAACCTTATTTTCAACACCTTTTCCCAGATCATATCCTTTTCCATAAGCATCACCATAATTAATTCTGTAATCAATGCTTGGAGCTTCTTTATTTAATGTAATTGAATTTTCATTTTTACCCCAAGAAGTAACTGTATCTTGTAAAGAAGTTAATCCACTGGTCCAATCTGTTCCAAATATGGCATCTATAATCTTGGTAACAACTTTTCCAAGACTTAAAAACCATGATATAATCTGACCTATCAGGTTTGCAACTGCACCACCAAAAGAATCAAATCCACCATTTGTAACATTTAAAATCCATTCAATTATGCCAATAAAAGGCTGAACAAAAATACTCCATACAGCCTGAATTATTGCGTTAATCGTTCCTATTCCTACATTTATGATTGCTGCTCCTGCTGATGCCACTACACCAAAAATCACACCTGTAGCAGAACGGGTTTTATTCTGCACCTTGTTAATTGCTGCCACAACCAGATAAATAGCTGCTATTACCGCAATAATAGCAATAATAATCCCTGTTAACGGACATAATGACAATGCGGCATTTAATCCTTCCTGTGCAAATGTCATTGCTATAATAGCCGCTGTACTTGCTGCACTAGATACCACATGTAATGCCTTTGCACCTATATCTTTTAATGTTGTAAGCCAGCTTATTCCCATTGTTGCATTATAAACAATTAATGCTGCAACTATTCCCCATATAATAGGTTCAATTAATGTCCAATTAGATTTAAAGAAATTAATCATTTGCGTTCCAATGTTAATAATTCCTGTTATTGCTCCCATTACTAAGACTGTAGCATTTCCAAACCCGGTTGCTAAAAGCTGTATGGTTGGCAGATTGTTATGTATTGCATTAAACATACTAACAATCGCCGGCTGTACCTGTTGACCTATAGTTGTTTTAACCGCATCAAAATCCCTTTTATTTCTTGCCATTACTCCCTCAGGGGTTTGAGCCATTGTTTCATTCATCTTTCCTACATTCTGCTCTATTACCTGAGCCAACATATTAGCCTTTTCCATCTCAGTTCCATTTTTCATTACCTTTTCCTGATAATCCGTAAATGAAATGCCTGCACGTCTTAATGCTCCAACCTGGCCAGTCATAACCTTACCTGTCATATTACCGATATTAACCATATCCTCATTAGTAACATTAACACCATGCATCTGAACCGCTAAGTCAGCCATCTTAGGTAACAAAGTTTTAACTGCATCTGTCTGATGAAAATATGTTGATGCCTGTTGCGCTCCATTTATTAAAGCTGTCTTTCCAACAACACCATAACCACTTATCTCAGAAGCAAGATTTTTCATCATATTAACCTGTGATGTTCCTGCTCCCTGCATTGCACCCATTACTTCAGTAAGTTTTGTCTCTGCCTGATGTAATTGAGATACCTTTTCATTACATTCACCTATAAAGCTGGCTCCCTGTCTTATAAGAAATATTCCACCAAGAGAAGCTACCAAACCTTTAACTGTGGAAAGTAATCCTTTTGCTGAATTTGTCCCCTCTCTTACTTTACCATTGTATGTTTCTTGACTTATTGAAGCTCTTGACGTGTCACTTGCTATCTGCTTAATCTCTGCATCTGCCAATCCTAAATTTGTTCTGGCAGAAGCTAATTTAGAAGTATTAAACATGTTTCCTGACACACCTTGGGCTCTTTCACATTCATTAATTACAGTTGAGACAGCATTAGTTATGTTCATAAGCGGTGCCGTCATTCTGTCTGTTAACTGAAATGAAGTCATTATTGATGCCATCTCTTTACCTTACCTTTCCAACTTTCTTGCTTTCTTCCTCTTCCTGCTCAACTCTTGCATTAATGGAAGCAATCACAAAAGCTCTCTCATTTTTATCCAAACTCATAAAAAATGAAGGTGTCCAATGAAATTTATGTAGACAGTAATATGCATACATTGAATCAGGATCACCTTCATCTATTAGTTTTTTGCTTCGTTAACTTTATCCTGTAATGTTTCGTCAAATCCGTTAAACTTCTGAATAAATTCAGCAAACTCATTATATTCTCCCGGATTATCAATCATCTGCTTAATTAAGTCTTCCGGATTCATTACGCCATAAGAATCCTGTAATTCCTTATTGTATAAATCAGGTTCTGCAACAGATGCACACATCAGCTTTACAATAAACAATGAAGAATTAAATTTCTGTCTGTAAACACCCGGCTTTCCTGTAACCTGAACCTCTGTTGTACACTTTTCTCTAATTCTTTCATATTCCTCAGTTGAAACTGCCTTAATCTTCCAATCCAATGGAGTTCCATTTTCGTCACATAATGAAGCGGTTACCTTATATGCCACGTCATCCTTATATTTCTTATTTTTCTTTAAAAAAGCACTTAAATTAGTTGCCATATTCCTTACCTTCTCTTTCTAAAAAATAATGGATAAGAAGATTTTTAGTTCTCCTTATCCACTTTACTATTACATATATGCAGGTTCCTTATATTCTGAATCCTTGCTGTAGTCCATTGCATATGCCTCAATGTCCTGTTCAATAAAATTTCCATCCGCATCAAATGAAGATAAAAGAACATCTCCTTCTATCATACACTGATGATAAGTTTTCCCTGATGCTCCCATTGATGTTGCCGGATCATTTGATTCAACCTCGGCTTCAAAAGTTGGAAGCATTCCTGTATTCTTGTATTCTTCCACAAGTCTATCAAAAGCCTCCGTACACTTATACAAAGTCATTTTTATTTTAATTTCCAATCCACTTGGCTTTTTGCCTTTAATGGTTTTACCAAGAATCGGTACATCGGCAAGACTAACATTTGCCTTTGCTTCAAAATTCTTAGCATTAAGCATTGCGTATCTTCTGCCTCCAACAGTACAGTATAATGTTGCTAACTTACTTGATGGTGCATCATTAGTATTCATAAATCCACTCATTCTTTACTGCCTCCTTCCTAATCTATGATCGTAGTCATATAAAGTTTTTCCATTACACCTACAATAGTAATATTTGTATTAATTACTACCGCTTTCTTATCTTCACCCTTTTCAACAACAATATCATCATCACTAAATGTCTCTATTGCTCTTGTATCTACAAGATAATTAAAAATGCTTCTGACATCATTCTTAAGTGATACTCTGCCTGCATTGTCATTAGAAATTTTTCCAATATATTTATTATTAAAAATAGATGCCACATTGTCTGCAATGTAATCAATCACACGAATTGTCTGATTTTCCTGAAAAATGCTCCCCTTATCCTCTGTTACTGTTGTAAGGGAATTAATGTCTCTTAAAACCCTAAGTTCATCACCACACTTATGAATAACAAACTTTCCTGAAGTGATGGCATTTTCAAGTTCTGCCTGAGTATACTGGCAGTTAATTTCTTCCAGTTCTCCATCATATAACATATTTGTGCAAGCCTTATTGACACCACAGGCTGCTTCTGCTCCTGCAACCCAGGGAATAACATCCTTTGTGTTCATAACATTAATGATTCCCTCATAATCAGCTTCACAATTATACATTACAGTCTGAAACTTAATACCCATTTCATCACGCATTCTTATTGTCCATGACTTATACACTTCCTGCAATTTTGTGTCTGTTTCCATAACCACAACCACATTAAAAGCGTAATTCTCCAATAACTGCATAAACATTGTATGAGCCTCATTTGTTGGCTTATCATTAATTCCACCTGTACCTCCTGTTAAGAATGTACCGGTAGTTTCTTCAAGTTCAAATGATTCCTTCCATTCAATAAAGGCATTGTCCTTTAATTCTCCTGAACTTGCTACTGTCTGAATGTCAACTAATGTTGTATCCATATAAGTTGACACATCATACTTTTCTGTCTGATCAATGTTTTTCTTGATAACAATCTTTATTGAATTACCTTTTGAGCCCTTACACTTGGCATCTGCATACTTACAACCTGCCTTTGCTCCGTTATTGTTAATCTTAAAAAACAAACCTTTACTTGCATGTTTAAACACTTCCCTAACATTAATAAGATTTCCATCATATGGACTTCTTCCAAAAACTTCCAATGCAACCTTTTCAAATTCATCAGCAGTCACTTCAAAAATCTTATCATCAGGTCCCCAGTCCAAACATATTGGCATGGCAACCACGCCACTTTCCGTATTGTTCTTAATTGAATTTCTACTAATAACATTTACATAAGTTCCCGGAAGAACCTTATTCTGTGCTGTAAATGTTCCACCACCTAATGCCATTTAGTTTACCTTTCCTTTCTTCCATTTTTTCAAAATATCATCTGCTTCTTCAACGGAATATTCATCTTCATCATTCAACAGAGCGTTTAAAATATCCCTGTCCTGTAAAAACCTTTTTGACTTCATCAATTCGCTTTTTCCGTATTTTACAGATGCCTTATTCTTTGCTTCCATCTGTTAAACCTCCTACACCTGTTCTTATTTCATAACTTTCAAACTTATCCTTGTCTTCCTGTTTCTCCATAACAAATGTTTCATAAGTTACCTGAAACTGCAAAACACCGTCAACCATCTGACCTGTCATTTCTGCTGAATGAAGCTTAAATCCATCAACCTCAATATTCCTTAACAAGTACTGTAATTCTTCCAGCACTTCCATTCCTTCACCATGACAATTATCACTCTTAGGCCAATACCTGATAATAAATGGAACTGTCTTTAGAAATCGTGGTCCAAGTTTACATCTTAAGGAAGGATTTAAGCACAAAACAGAAAAACAAGGCTCTTTTAGGCCCTGTTTCACTGCTTCTGTATATATCTCATATTTTTCTTCACCATAGGACTGTCTTATCTGCCTTACAATCCCATCAATCATCTTACTTATCATTTAACTGCTCCTGATAACCATTTTTTCAACTTAGCTTCAAGAATACCCGGGGCACTCTGCCTAATTTCCTGTTCAGACAAAGTAAGCATATACTTTCCTTCAACCCATCCTGTCCCGTTTGACGTTCTGTGGCCAAACTCAACATATGATGCATATTCAACAGGATTGATAATCTCTATTACATATGTATCACCAGAATGATGAACAGTAAGAGAATCTGCATAAGACGTTGCAGCCTGATTGGTTCCAGCCGTCCATCCTCTTCTAAGAGTTCCACCTACTTTTCCTGAATTGGAAGGATACGTACCTACCGGAGTTCTTTTAATTACTTTTGCAAGAAGTCTTGCAGCAATCTCTCTTGATGCAGCTTCAAAAAAATCATCAGAATTTCTTGCCATTGCTTCAAGACTGTCCCTTAACTGCTCCAACTGCTTACAATCAATTTTAGAATCACTCACGCCTTATCCTCCACCAAATCAAGCAAAATCTCCTGATGTGTAGGATAAACCGCAGGTCTTCCACTACTTTTGTAGGCTACCACACCACCAACGCCCTTTACCAATATTTTAGAACCCGGCTTAACATTGATTTCAGGTGCCATAAACAATTTAATGACCTGAGTAACATCTGAATCAGCCTCATTCTCTGAATTGGAACTTATATTGCTGTAAGAAAGTCTGCAACAAACATCTGACTGCACCATTACCTCTTCAAAGTTAGTCACAGAAGAAACAACAACCTTTTTCTTTTCAAAAATATCAGCCCTAAAGTCATATGACATTTCTATTGCCTTTCTGGTTCTTAAAACTGTATTTTTCGAAAGCATTTAATCAGCTCCTCTCCACTGCACCTTAATCTGTTCAGCATAACATTAAAAGCCTCATCAGAAGATGTGCCACTGAAATTAACAGAAGTATCTCCTACCTTTACAGAACTTACTGCCTGTTCTAAGTCAAATTCTTCAAGCTTACCTGTTGTTTTAAGCAAATACAAAAATTCACCGCACACTCTTTCACAGGCTGATTCAAACAATCCCTTTGGAAGTTTCTTAACATGGCATCTGGAATTTAACTCAGAAACAACCTTATCAATGCAGAACACCAATAATGAATAATCATCTTCTGAATACTCATAGCCAATATTCTTCAATAATTCTATGACTTTATCTTCCAATAACTCCATCTCCTTCCTTTAGCTGTGAATGCGTGTATGACTTTAACTCAGAGTGCTTATACAATGATAAATAATCATTCGAAATAATTGAGACGGATATTGAAAATGTTTCTCCACAGTTTACAATCTGCTTACTTAACTTTGCATCAATAATGATGTTTTTATTCATCAAACCACCTCAATTTGTACTCTCTTTTTCAGTATTTCATCAGCAATATAATATGTAATCTCCAAACAATATCGCATTGACTTACTTAAAGGATTCAACTTCACCGTAATGCAATGCTCATTTATGGTGCAGTTTCCTTCTGTTTCAAGTTCCCTGTCCTTATAGAGCTTATATGTTGCCCTTGATATTTCAAATTCCTCATTCTTTGTAGACTTAACAAGAAATTTTAAATACTTGTCCTCACCTAAAATAAAGTTAATGTTCACACGCATCACCTCTTCTTAATAGTTCTATACAAAAACTGCTTTCTGACAATTCAGAAAAATAATTACCATTTTCCTTTTCAATGTCATATTCTGACGTTACAAAACCAATTTCATAATCATCATTAATGTATGTACATTGGTATGGTAATGGCTCAATGGTAAATTTCATTGCCGTTGCATCATAAGAAAATAACACATCAGTACAATATGCTATGTTCCCGGCTTCATCAAATGCAGTAAGTTCCATTACATACCTTCCACTCTTTTGTGCCGGTACCTCGGCGGTCCAGATGTCTCCCTTCAACCTTGTAAAGATAACATCCTGACCTTCAACCTTACCAATAAGCCTTACTACCATTTAATCTGTAACCTCCACAGAAATTGTATATGTTGCGCCGGCATTAACTGGATTTGGCGAAATAGTAACTGACTGAATAACCGGTGCAGTCTGGTCAAGTACAACCTTCTTTGTAACTGTAGATGTCTTTCCTGCTCCATCCTTTGCCGTAATGACAATGGTATTTTCTCCTGTCACTAATGTAAGTGTCTTTGTAAAGCTTCCATCACTTCCAACTTCAACAGTCTGTTCAGTTCCACCATTAAGCTTAATAGTAAGAGTTACCGGTGAGCTTGTAACATCATTAGTAGTACCCTTAACAACAAGAGATGACTGATTTGTAACAAGATTGTCAACCGGTGCTGATACTGACAATTCAGGTGGAACAGTGTCAACAGTAAATGTTACACTCTTCTGAGTTGCAACATTACCATCATAATCACTTGCGGATACCTTAATTGTGTGAGTTCCATCTGACAAAGCTGTAGTTGGTGTATAACTACATGTATAATTCTTTCCTGACTGTGTCTTAGTAATTCCTGTTGTAATTATCTGGCTATCAATAATAAGCTTAATTGTTGATGGATTAACACCTGAATCTGCATCTGTAACAGTCCAGTTAATAACAGGCTTGTTATTAGTCAACTTAGCAGAAGATGAAGGTGCTGTTATTGTAGCCTCATACTTCTTAGTTGTGGCATTATATGTCAGTGTATGGGTTTGTCCGTTAATTACAACCTGTACTGTTTTTACTGCCATAGGTAATGCCCTCCTTATCCTAATTTATGTTTAAATGCAACAATTCTAATCTGCTTAGGCTCATAAACAGGATTCCAGTTAGCTGGGTCTGCAAGTTCTACTCTTGAAGGACCTTCTGTCTTTGCCACATTTGCGTTAGTAAAGGCAATTCCTCTAGGATGAAGAATTGTTGTTCTTCTGTTAATAAGGTAATCAACACCTGAACCCTTTCTCTTTGCTCTATCAGTTTCAGTTGGAACAAATCCTTCAGGATTTCCGTTGCCTAATGCAACTGCTCCATTACCAAAAAGATATGTTGTGTAAGCCTTAGTTTTTGAATCATATGGACATCCATCATCAATAATTACTCTCTTACCCTGATATGTACCAAATGCTACATCGTTTGATGGCTGTACTGTTTCGATAAGATTCTGTTTCTTAAGGTATGCTTCTGTAGCTGAATGCATACAGATGCCTGTAAGCTGCGCTTTAGCATCTCCTAACTTCTGTTCTGCATCAATAAATGCTGAACCACTCCAATTAGCTGCATTTCCTGAATTACCTGAAATATCTAAAAGATTAGATGCAAGTCTTGTTTCTGCTGCCTTCTGTGGTTCCTTAACTTCCGGAATTGTTCCAAACACACCATTAAGAATTGCAATAAGTTCCTTCTGCATATCTCTTGCCCAGAACTGTGCAACCAAATCACCGATTGCTTTCATTGGATCTGCTCCTGAAAGTGCTGCTGATAAATCTGTTGCGCTCCACATTTTTGCTCTTCTTAATACTGCTGCCACATCCTTGTTTGAAGTAATTTTGTTATCTTCAAGGTCTGCTCCTTCAATTACCTGCTCTGATTCTCCTGTTAAATCCTCGAAGAATGGCATAGTTACTAATGGTGATGCCTGAGAAGCCAAAGCATCAAATTCAGCATTGTTTGTAACAATTCCACTATTAAATAATGCTGATAATTCCATTGTTCTGTTTAATACGTATGGAGTAAATAACTCCGGTACAATTACGTCCTGTAATGTTGTTCCTGGCATTTCTAATACCTACCTTTCCTAAATTTTTCATTAAATTGTAATTCCGGCTGCTGCTGCCATTTCCTTGGCCTGTGCCGGATTCTCCTTAAGCAGCTTGCCCTGCTCTGTTAAGTTAAATGTTTCCTTGGCAAAAGGATTCTTTGTAGGACTTCCACCCTTGCTAGGTTCATATCCTGCTTTCTGCTTAAACAGATGTGCCATAGTCTTATCTTCCCTGTAAGCCTTAATTGATTCGTCAACATCAATAGGATTGTTGTCCTTGTCAAATGTAAACTTATCAATTCCACCAGCCTTATAGATAAGATAATCAGGATCCAATACTCCCGACTTTGTAAGCTGTTCCTTTAATGCATACTGCTTTGTTGCATTAATCGCAGCAGTCTTAAGATTTCCGATTTCTGTTTCATAATCTTTAATCTTATTCTGGAGTTCTTCATTGTCTCCATTTTCCTTCTTTAATGTTGTGATTGTTGCATTAGCTGTCTTCAATTCCTCGCATTTATCATTAAATACGTTCTTTGGTACAGCGTGTTTTGGAAACTCTTTCTTTGCAGCCTCCATTACTTCATCAACATTAAGTTTTCCATCTGTAATTTTTGCTTTTTCAAGCAATTCCTTTAACCATTCCATTTTTATTACCTCCATAGATGTTTTATTCCAGTTCTACTGGTGATTGGATTCTACCGATATACCTTCGGCAAGGTATTTCTGTTCTTTAGTGCCTACAGAAAAAGGCATATAAAAAGAGAGCCTATTTCTAAGCTCTCTGATTAACGTTATTAAATTTTCAAAACATTTCAGGTCTTTTTTCGGCATGTTGCACTGGGACAACTAACTGTTTTTCAGTTTTATCAATTTTACCTATTAATTCTTCTATTCTGTTGCTAAGCCTGATAAATGAATCAATATCATCTATTCTGCATTTATTCTGCATATCCTTACATCTTGTAATCTGCTCCAGTATTTCTTCTTTGTACATATTTGTCCTTTCAGTTTATTTTTGCTGTTCTTTCAGCAAGTCTGATGTTTTAACACACTGAAAAAGCACCCCTTTCAGGTGCTTCTTACTGATTAAATCTTTTGAAATTTTTATCATCAAATTCTGCGACAAGCATTTCATTGTGCTTCTGTTCCGCTAATCTAAGAATACGTGCTTTTTCTTTTTCATCAGCGGTTTCTCTTGCCTTTTTTAAAAGTTCTCTATGTTCACGAACTAATCTATCATTGTATTTATTATGTTCTAACATAAGCCTATACCTCTTTTACCTTAATTACACACACCACTTGTTTTTTTAATTCGTCTTCCCATTCGGTTAGATCATCCGAGAAATATAATAAATCTTTTCGTCTTGAAACATAGTCATACTTGCTTTCTGTAACAATTTCAAGCACTTCATATTTTGAACCACACAATACTTCCGCTTCTCTACTACCATAACTTGAAATATGCTGAACACCAACACCAGTTTTATTTTCTAAACATTCAAGAATGACTGTACTGGATTCGACGGCTTGTGTAGATGCTGCGCCAAATGCTTCTGCAACTCTTTTATCACTTGACCAACTGGATATTATACCCTTTGATGGTATTTTATCACCCGGTTTCAAACGTGTAAATTCTGAAATATCATAATCTGAACTTTCAGAAAAGCACAAACCACGGTAAACCGTACCATCATATACCGGCATTCTGTCAAGTCCGTCGCGTATAGTTTTAGCAGTTGAACCTTCACCTGCAAGAATTGAAGCATAATCACCGCCAAAGTATTCTTTCAAAGCACTATGAAATTCTGTTGCCTGTTCTTCTGAATATCCTGTATCAACCTTAATTTGTTCAAAGGCTTTTGCATTATATTCATCAAGTTTATCATTAGGTACTTTTCCTGGAAAACCAGTGTCTAACTGACCACGCGATTCCTTTTGCAGTAATAAATCTGAACGTTGCTTTTCAGCATTCCTAATTTCTTCATCAAGATTTTTAAGTTTGGTAAACGTTGCATCACCATCAGATGCATCACCATAACCTTCTTCGATTGAAGAAAATTCAGAAAACCATTCATCATAAGAATAACCATCTGTAGCATCACTAAATTGATTTTTCAATTCATCAATCCTGTTATCCTGTTCAGAAATTTTATTCTTTAATGATATTGTATCATCTGTCTTAGTTTCTTTCAAATCATCTGTCTGACCATCAACAAATGATTTTTTCCATTCAGGATAGGTCATATCTGCAGGAACATAGTAGTTATTACCATCTTCATCTCTTGCAATTCTCTCACCTTTTGCAAATTCATCATCAAAATAAGGTGCTGTACAACTTCTACAGTTAACGTGAAATGGCGGAGCTGTTACACCCTCTTCATATTCACTCATCTTGAATACTTTTCCATCCATTTCCTGGCAGATGTCTGATGTATGACCGTCCAATGTGGCTACAATCTCATATCTTTCAACATCCAACTCCTTAAAGCATTCCTTTTGAGCTGTTGAACTAAAATACGCCGATTCAGTCATTACAAGTCTTCCGGCATTAGCCTTGCTTACATTCATTTTGCTTGCAATCTGGCTTATTGCCTTATCTGGTCCTGCACCTGTAATACACATCTGGCTTAAACTTGTATGTAACTGATTTATAAGCTGTGTCTTGTTGCCCCATATTCTGTCACTGAAATTCTTGCCATCAGCTAACCAAGGCTTACTTACCACTTTTTCAATTAATCTGTCATTTAATGCTGCAAAGTTCGAGCCGACACCAACGCCTTTTTGAATTTCATAAGCTGTTCTGTAATAACTTTCCTTATATACGTCTTTTATGTGTTTGCTTACTTCGTCGTTCAAATTACCAAATGCTACTTCTGCCTGTTGTCTGCATTGCAGTTCCAACGCTTCCAATCTGCTTATGTGAGCCTTGGCAGATGCATTTTCAAGTTCCTTTACCCATTCACCTGAAAAAGCGTTTTCCCTGCCCTTTTTTATATATTCCTCTACATCCCACTTAAGTTCCTTTAATTCCTTGTCATTAAGGGACTTTCTTGCTTCCAACAGAGATATGTTATTGTTATCCGCATATCGCTGATACCAGGCATTTATCTTTTCTTCAATTATCTTCTGAGACTTATCAAACTGCTCCTGAATATCCATTGTCTTCTTTACGGAAGTCTGATGTGTTGCTTCCTCCATCTCAACGAACCTATTCTTCCAGTATTCACTATTCTTCATCCACTCCACCTACTGAGTTATCATCATCTTTAGCCGAATCATCAACATTGTCATCATCTTCATTTGACTTTTTCGTAAACATCTGCTGATATATGTCAGCGTTCTGTGTTTTTTCTTCATTTTCCTTCTTAAGCTGTTTAAGTTCTGCTTCAACGTCCTCAACAAACGGATGATTCTTAAGTATTGTTTTCTGGCTAATGATTCCAACACTGTCCTTGCATATGGCTGCCTGCTCCTGCTCATTCTTAATACAGGTTCTTGTCCAAGTCTGAACAATGTTGTCACACTTAATGTTCTTAAAGTTGCAGATTGCTCTTACCAGTTTGGCAAAACCTAACTGAAACTCTGTTTCCATTAAACCTGTTTTCATTTCCAATAATGAATACATAAACTTAAGAGCCTCTCCTGACTGATTACCAAAATTTTCAGGTCTTGGATCAAATCCCTGCCCCTGTTCGAAAATAGCCTTTCTTGTGGCATCAAGAACACTGTTTCTTGCTTCAATAGGAATCTCAATGTTAAGAGTGCTTACACCTGCACCTTCATCTGAATCCATTTTTATAACCTTGTATTTCTTCAAATCCTGCAAGAATCCATTTAAATCTGTTCCACCATATCCGGAAAGAACAAATATAAGCTCCTGAACATCTTCAAGGTCATTAATAAAGCCACTAAACACCTTGTCGTACACATCAATCAAAGGCTTAATGTTATCAAGGTCAGAAGACTTAATGTTATTATTAAAAAACGGAATAAAAGGTATTTCCTCCATTCCGTGACTGTACTCATTTACAAGTTCGCCTGTTGTCGGGTTTTCAAACATTGCATAATCTGTCAAATTCTCATAAGTTTCATCAGACTGCTGTCTTCTATACACCTGACACTCTTCCTTGTCCCAATATTCATAAATTGTATAATTTTTCCCATCTGTTTCATCTATCTGTGTATATACTCTTAATACACCTATCAACTTCTGTTTTGTTGACTTATTCCACACCGGAACAACCTGTTTACTGTCAATAACTGCCCACTCAAATTCATTAAACTCATTAGTCCAATAATGAACCCATGCAACACCTGCATTAGCTGCATTAACACAAAGCTCCATACATTCTTTTCTATATTCATCTCCCAAGACCTTTAATATTTCTGCATTAGCCTTCGAACTACCAATGTCAAAAGTAGGCGGTGTAGTGAACGCATAAGCTGCTTTCTGGTTAACTATCAATCCGTGAAAGTTGCGTGGTATTCTATTATCTGCATTTCTTAACGGATGACCTTCTTCATCCTTTTTTTCATCTCCATAAAATATATCACTCTTATTTCTATAGTATCTGTCGGCAATGTCACATCTAATCATATACATTGCATGCCCCGGCATATACTGACTTAATAATTCCTTCATTCTAACTAAATCCACTTGTTTCACCTCTTTACTTTAATACTGATAATCCGTCAGACTTCTTAGCACAATCCTCTGCAATTCCTGTTGTTGCATCCTGTGCATCGTCATGATCATTCTTTCCTTCTCTCTGATACCTTGACATTGCCTTATAATAATCAGGCCATCTGTTCTTCCAGTCTTCAGGAAAATATATGTGTTGCATTACCCACGCTGAATTTGAAAAAATTCTTGCATTCTTGTTGTTATGCTGTGTAAACCACTTAATAACTGTCTTGTTACTTTTTAATTCATCCTGAAGTATTCTTTTAACACTTCTGGCAAATCCTCTACCACCATTATTTGATTCGATTCTTGCAATATTTACATTTCCATCAAATAACAGCTTAGCTGTTAACGGCTCTGTAACTTCCATTGGTTCCTGCGTATATATAACATCAAGTACGTACGCTTCATTGTCAAATGTTACTCCGTAGTTAATACTGCATAAGTAATCCTTACCTTCATCTGCGGTATCTGTATAATTTCTAATCTGCTTAAATTGTGGCATTTCTTTGTACGTCTTAAATGAAGTGTACATTCTGCCCTTTATGTCAATAGGATTCTGCTGATAGTTTGCTTCTGCAATATCTATTCCCATTGACATCTTTTTATTTTCGTATGATCTTTTTGACAAAATTTCAGGACAAAGCATTGTTCCATCTTTCTTAACAGCCTTATAGCATATATGCCTTACCTTTACGCCTATGCTCTTAAAGTGTTCCAATGCCCTGCCAGCCAAATCCAAACTATGCCATCTTGTCATTACAATGATAATCTTGCCACCCTCTTCAAGTCTTGACATCATTGTGTCCGTAAACCAGGTCCAATGATTATCCAGAATATTTGCATTATTAGCTTCCAGTGCTGACTTAATCAAGTCATCAATAATCATTAACGTTGCACCAAAACCTGTTGCCGTTCCTGTTGGGGATGTTGCCAAATAATTGTTATAGCCATTTTCAAGTGACCACATATTCATTGCACCATCACCACGTTTAATGGTTACTCCCGGGAACACATCTGAATAAACAGCCTTGTTTTCATCTGCCTTTGTTTCAAGAATCGTGTTTCTCACGCCCTTTGAAAACGTTGTAGACAATGTTTCATTGTATGAGCCTGTCATAATCTTCTGTGTTTGGTCATTTCCAAGAACCCATTCAACAAAATTGCCAACAGTTCTAGACTTTCCATGTCTTGGTGGCATATTAACAACCATTACTTCATAATCTGATTTTATGAACTGCTGCAACTCATTACAGAAATCACGTAAAAAACCCCTGTCTTCCTTGTAGAAGTCAGGAGCCTTTAATTTGCAGTACTGCCAAAAATTTCTTCTTGCCAGCTCTACCCTTGCATAAAGCTTTATTAAATTCTTATTCAGATTCAAGGTCCTCACCTGCCAATCTAAGCAGTTGTTCAGTACTTAATCCCTCAAAAGGATTATTAACATTTCCTGACACCTCAACCTTATCCTTAAACATTCCTAAATGTCTTCCCAACAGTTCCAAAGCCTTTACCTTGTCATAGGTAGTAAGCTCTATTCCATTCTTACCCTGCTTAATACCTGAAATAGCCTTAATCTGTCTTCTTGAAAGCTCATCAGTTTCAGTAATCTCAACTGCCTGATAATACATCTGATTTCCTTCACTATCCAATGCCGGAACATAATCACCATCCGGTGTCTTCATCATCACCGGCTTAGTCACAACCTTGGCATATTCAGAACCATTGGCAAAGGCAACTGCTGCAAGCTCCTGAATCACATCATCTTGCGTAACCTCAATTCTTTCCAACCTGTCCTTAATTCTTTCATCTATGTATTCCTTAATCTCCGGAACATTCATAAGACGAGCGGCTGCCGCTGCTGCTGTATTATCATTTTTGACGTGTGGATATGCTTCCTTATACGCCCTTGTTCCATTCAGATCAATTAAATATTCATTTGCAAATATAACTTGTCTGTCAGTCACTGCAACCGCCCCTTTCTTACCGAATTTATTTTATAAGCACTCTGCTTCTTTAAAAGCATCAAATATTTTAGGAAATTGAATAGCAAACCAATCCACCATTTCTTCGTTCAGTGCCCAACAATCTGACGAATTACTGTTACTCCATAATCCTGATTCATATAAAAACGCATGTATTATTTCGTGTCTAACTACCTGTTTCATGTATAACTGCAAATCTCTTACTGAATCTTTCTCTTGTACCAATTCTGCAATTTTAATTGTTTTTATTGAATAATCCATAATGCCGTCTGAACCTTCAGGCATTTGCTCATCTGGAACATCGTATTTAATTGTGTATTCTGATCCTAATATATTTACTTTTTTATCCTGCATTTTTCTCCTATTTCCCCACGAAAAAAGACAGCCTTTCGACTGCCTTAAGACGTTTTACCATAAATACTTTTAGAGGGTTTCATTCAGATAAACAAAAGATAACAAAAAATTCCCTTTTCTGTTTTACTTTTTACTCTATCATTTTATCACTGATTAATATAAACTTCTATCAATTGTTTAATACTTTATCAAGTTCTAATAGAGCTCTGCCGTGTAATTTGCATACCCACTGGTATGTATAATTCATTTCCAGTGCTATCTCTTCCCACTTCTTGCTCTGGCAGTATCTCTTGTACAAAATCTGCTCGTATTCAGGATTGTTTAACTTCTGTATGTTGATTATTACGTTTGCTCTGGCTAAAGCAAATTCACGCATCAAATCATTCCACTCACATTCCTTTTCATTAATCTTGCATATTGTTTCTGCCATCTTATCCTGTGTTCCTGAAGACAGTACCCTCTCGCCCTGTTGGATTGCTCCAGTACTCACCACCATTTCCCTTAGGGTATCTATCTCTTCTTTTAGAATTTTCATCTTAGATTCAAGATTTCTAACCTGATTCAAGTATTCCTTTGCTGTCATTTCTTCCAAACTCTCATTCCTTTCTCTATTTTTCTGCATAAAAAAAACCAACCACCGAATATTGGTAGTTGGTCTGTTATATATTTTTTATGGCTATTAATTCTAATACTCCAGCTGTATCTTTATTGCAATAATGTATTTTTTTCTTTTCTACGGTATTAATTATTCTTAATACTATTTTTTCTTTATCACTTTCAAACATCTCTTCTTTAAATACTTTTCCACAATTCTGACACTTGTATATTTTATTGTACAATTTACTCTCTCCTTTCACTAAAACAAAAAGAACTACTCAATAAATAGTAGTTCTTTTGTTCATTAATTGCATACCTTTACTTAGCAATATATCTTTCTTTATATATTTGAGATTCCCTAATATTCCTAAATAATGGCCATTCACGTAGAAACTCTTCTATAACCTCGCTTTGTTCATCAAAAGTTTTGAAAAACTCTTCATATTTGTCTAACAATGCTAATTTTGCCAATTTGAACTGTGGGCTTGATGCAGAAATATCCCATTTTTTTATTTCACTTTCCACTTCTTCAAATCTTCCTTGCCATTTATAACATTGCCATCTATTAATTTGGCAAACAAGTTTATCTGCCTCTCTTAATTTTTTTGAGTTAAGACATATCTCGTATAAGGTTTTTGCCTCTTCCCACTTATCAAAAATTAAATAGTCACTAAAAATTAAATTCGTAATTTTATCTAACTCTTTTTCATTATCACCATATTCCTTTATCCACATTTCTATTATTAATGATATTCCAGATAATTCAATAATATCTATTGCATTATATAAATATTCCCGGTCTACCTCCAACACATCTCCTCTTTTTATATTTTTTCTTTCCTCTTCCTTAACAACATTTAAATAAATTGAATTAACTTTGCCTTCATTATGAACGATTAAATTCCTTCTAGCTATTATTTCTTCTAATTTTCCCTGAACCTTTTTTATATAATCTTGTTTCAGTTTAACCTTTTTACCGAAATAATCTAGCCAAGATTCCAAAGACTTATACATCAAAGATGTAACTTCCTCCTCAATCAGCATATCCTTTATATCTGAAAGATTATCTGCTTTCTCTAACATACTAAAAGGAACCTGCTTCATTTCTAAAGATACTCTCTCTGGATGCAATCTTATATCTTCTTTCATAACTTTGGAAATCAAATTTTCAAAATATGTAACTAATAGCATTAATGAACCACTATAAAGAATATCTACTTTTTTATTTTCTGCCTCTACTCGAATAAATTCTTTTTTTATGTCTTTTGACATATGAACATATGTCGCATTTTTTCCATCTCCAGTAACTACAAGTTTCTTGCTCATTTGTTTCACCAAGCTCTTTAAGATATTTGTAGTTTTTAATGCAATTTCATCTGTTGCTTCGACATTATTAGGCATCATCTTCATAAAATCAAATTCATCAATATTGACCCCTCTTTCTTTGAAATCCTTTGCAATCCACATTATTGTAGCTATAAGAGCCTCATCACTATTAAATTCTTCCTTTTTATTTACAAAATTATCCACACTATTTGCATACTCTCTGAGTGCATACATATTACTTATATAATTTTGTGCGATATTATCATACATTGATATGCATCCCCTCTCTTTAGTAATACCCAAATTATACCATTCCAACTACCAATATTCAATTGTCAATGTACCTTTGTTTCTAATCCTTATCCTGTAACTTGCATATCGCCCACAAGACGAACACTGCTCCAATTACCATAATAATAGCTATTGTATTAATAATTGCCATCTAATCACCTCTCTTTCATAAATACCAGCCAATGTGTCTTTGCTCTTCTGTTTCCTAATATTGGCTTTTTCGAAAACAATGGTAGTATTTCTGATAATTTTATCTGCTCTTCGTTCCACTTAAATATCAAAGTACCATTAGGCTTTAATACTCTCAAACACTCTGAAAAACCTTTGCTTATATCTTCTCTCCATGTATCTGACAGTTTTCCGTATTTTTTAGCCATCCACGAATTTTCTCCAATTCTATGTAAATGTGGTGGGTCAAACACAACCATAGAAAAACTATTGTCAGTAAATGGAATGTTTCTGAAATCACCTACTATGTCAGGTTTTATTTCTAATTTTCGGCCATCACATAAGACATCTTCTAATTCTCTACAATCCATAAATGTTACTTGGGGATTATTTTTATCAAAGTAAAACATCTTACTACCGCAACATACATCAAGTATTGGTGTTTCCATCTATTCCACCGCCTTTCACTATCTCGACCACTTTGTGATAACCTGCAATACCTGTATTAGGCACTCTGCTATATTCCAATTGTTCTAAAACCTTATCCACGTTATAGGCTGTTGGCTGATTTTCAATGAACTCATCTATGCCCATAAATTCATAATCTTTTCTTAAATCACAATCACCTTTCAATGATTCATGTAATTCTCCCATTAATTTATCTGCATCTATTAATCGCATTTCTTCCCTCCTATTCGAAACTCTGTAAGAGATTTAGAGCTAAATCGTATAAACTTTTTCTTACCACATTTGCAACACGTCACTTCAACTTCTCCATCTCCACAAATTGAATCAATCTTATATGTATGCTTGCAAAGAAATTTAATCTTGCGTTCATATTTCATTCGCTTTTTTATTTTAGAAAATAGAAAAATTAAAATTTCAACTATATGAAGAAACATGGTTGCAATCCCTATTCCTACAAATATAGGAATTAATATGTGCAACATTTATAAATCACTCCAATCTAATATGTATTTTGTCCGCAATTTTTACAGTAGCCTGAATGAATCATTAAGCATTTACATCTTGGACAAAAATATTTTCCTTCAAGAACTGTTCTTGAAATTTTTTCCTGCTTTTCAAGGGCTGAGATTGCCATGTTATGGGATGTTATGCATTTGTGTGTATACACTTCATCATCTGTATATTTTTTAAGAAATTCTATTGCTTCTTTGATTTCCATATTGTCCTCCTTAATTCAACACTAATGTTACATCGTCTAATAAGCACACATTCATATTTTCACTCACCTTATACATTATTCCTGTCTCTGCATCCACAGCGTTATACTTTAAATGATTAGTCTTTTCATCAATTTTAATATAAATATTATTTTCACATTCGAACCAATCTCCCACAATTAAATCACTAAATGTTCTTACATTACTTCTGTTATCTTCAATCTTCATCTTTCCATCTCCTTTTTAATTTCTAGCAGTCCTGCCTTAGTTAACTCATATATAGTTTCCGTTACAACATCTAAATCCGAAGAATGATAGCTTCCCTCTATAGCAACATCTACATATATATCTCTATGGAAATCTGTCCTTACGGATATTTGAACACTAGGAATATCATATGCTTCAGATATATAGGCTATCTTATTTTCATCTTCCTCATCCATCAGGAATTTATGCCACCATCCGTGCATATACTCAAATCCAGCGCCTTTCAGACAACGTTCTCCTGAATCTGCCCATTCCTTACCTGTTTTAAAGCCAAACTTTCTAAGTTCATTTAGATCTATATCATCTTTTATTTTCAACATAATCCTACATCTCCTTCCAACTTATATTTTGGTATTTGTTTCACTCCTTAACATTTCTTAACATTTTTGTCCTTTAGTTCTAAATTAAATCAAATATATTCATCTGATTATCATCTTCAAAAACAAGCATTTCGTTCTTAGCTCTTGTATAGAAATTCTTGTCTATCTCGAATCCAAACGCTGACCTTTTTAGCTCTCTTGCAGCTCTTAGTGTAGATCCACTACCACAGCAAGGGTCGATAACAACATCGCCCTCATCTGTAAAGATTTCTATTAATTGCTTCAATACAGTTACAGGCTTTTGCGCTGGGTGTATTTTTGGAATTTCCTTTCCGTCTCTTTCCCATTTAAACCAGTTGAATATCATACGACCTGTTCCTCTGATTGTCTTTCCGTTTTCGTCCATCTGAACTCCATTTCTGAATTTGGGCAATTTATCTCTATACAGCACTAATGCATATTCTGTCGCTCCAACTACTCGCATATTTGCTTTTAGTACTTGTGGGCTGTAATTTTTGATGAATACCAACGGTATGTAGTGGCTGAATCCGTGCTTCTTTGCTGCGTCTATCAGTATTGGCATTTGTTCAAAGCTGCAAAATACAATCATACAAGGGCTGTTACTGCTTCTTCCTCTGTTAACTTGCTTTTTATCGTCTTTCTTCAACATCTTTGAACAAAAATGGAAATATTCATACAAATTAAAATTAAAATCAGAATTAAACGCTGACTTCCCAGCATATTTGCTTTCGCCGTTTTTGTTATCTCCGCCTTTGTACCACATTGGATTACTACCATAAAAGTTATTTCCAACATTATACGGAACATCAGCAATTATTAGCTGTGCTGGTGGTATTGCGTATTTCTTGTAATTTTGCATATTGTCTCTGTAAATTTCACATTTTAATTTTTTTTTCATTTCTTCAATCGGAGTAAGAATCCTTTTATGAGCGCTCAACTCTTTCTCCTTTCTTTATCTTAAAATTCTTTCCATTTAGGCAAACAGTAGGTTCTGCCTGCGCTAGTCGTTCTTTTAACTGCTGCACTTCCCACGATTTTCTGTTTTCTCTGCCTTGTGATTATTTTTCGCCTTGTGTCTGTCAACTCTCTGTCCGACCTGATTGTCGTCCATTTATTTTTTATTTTTTTGTGTTCGCGTGTTGCTTTCATTACGTAGCCCGGTGTCACATCCAGTTTGTCGGCTACTCCCTTCGCCGTGTATGTGCCTATATAGGTGCTATGCAAATATAAATCGTAATTCATTCTTTTTCCTCCAATATGTACTGCTTAATAAATCTCCTTGCATACTGCGGATGCATCATTGACCTTTCCGTTTTTCTCGTGGTCGTGTCTGTTCCTCTTACTTTTCCGATTATCTTTTTTTCGACGTATTCAATCGGTTCGAAAATAAAATTGTTTTTAGGTTCGCAATTAATAAACCAGTACTGGGTAGGCTTTTTGTAGTAGTCGCCATCCTGTGTTCTGTCCTTGTCAATTAGTGAAGGCTTCAAGCTCCAATAAGTAGTTAAGTAATGTGGCTGTGTATACGGATTTTCAATGATTAGCTTTAGCTTTCTTTTTTCGGCTATGCATACTAATTTTGAAATTAATACATACAGCTCATTCAATTCTTCGTGTAATTGTATTGAATATTCCATCTTTTGCCTTATGCTCCACTTTTTCTGTTGAAATGCTTCGCCCCTAAAAAGTAAAGGAACTCTTGCTTCAAATCTTGTGCAAGGAAAGAACGCTAATATTAGGTCGTCCTTTGCTATCTTATCGAATATGCTGGGTTTTCCGTCATACCCCCCCCGAATTTCCTTAAACAAATCAATTTGGTAGTCTGTCTCGCCGAACTCATTCAGTACATCGTAGTCATACGCATTTATGCCTAATTTTTTAAATTCGTTTTTAAATGTTCCCGATTGCTCGAATAAACAATGTACTGTTTTCATCGCGTCTCTCCACTTCTTTTCTCAAATTCTGCCTGTATATCCTTTGGAAACTCTATTCCCAGCTCTGTTGCGACTATCCAAGCTTGGTCTGCCCAGCTAGTCCAATCTTCTGCTATTAGCTGACATTTCTTTTCAAAGCATTCCTTGAATCTTAATGCTCTTTTTCTTCCAAATCCAAAATAGTCTCTTAATGTCACTAAACATTCCAGCAGAATGAATTGTGTCAGTCTTTCATCAGCCTTGAACAAATCATTTCTGGATACCCTGATGGGGATGTTGAATATGTTTCTCATTCTCAAATCTTCCTCTAAAGCTTCTATGCCCTTTTCCTTAACAAGTTTGTATGCGTATGCTTCTCCTTCTCTTCTAGCCTGTTCTTCCCTTGATAACTTTGCCATCCTTATTTCCTCCATTGCCATAAGCTTTTGCCTTAAAAGCCTTTAGTGCGTTATCTCTCGTTTTTCCATCTTTTATGAACTTTTCCTGTTCGTGTGTTAAAATGCAGCCAAATTCCTTACTTGTCTTTTTTCTCATTCAATTCCTCCAGCTTCGCCTTAAGCTCTGCTCTCTCTTCCTTAATTCTTGCCAATCTTACGTGATCATCTGCTGATAAGATTGAAACTGAAAATAAAATCTGCGATTCCATTCTGTCCAATTCCTCTAAGCGAATTTCTATGTCCTTAACCTTAACTTTCATTTTGTTGTCCTCCTCTTGTCTCTGTTTTCAATCAGTCGTCTTTCCAATGCCTGGTAGTCATATTGCCTTTGGTCATTAAATGTCTTCTTGTTTTGTTGCTCTTTCTTTACAGGATAA